ATAAAGCAGTTGTCTTTATTTTTTTTTAATTCGAAATGGCCTCTAACTGCCCATTCGTTTGCTCGTGTCTGTAAACACTCTGAACATTTCCTGCAACTGACTACTAATCTATTTCCTGTGTTTTTATCGTATACACTTGTAGGATTGTAACACATATTATACCTACCTTTTTTATTTTTTTTGATGACACTTTTTGAGAAGTGGTGTCATCTGTGCATAAATAGACAAGAGTTATTATGCACAGAGACATTCAATTCTATGAACGTCCACCACTTGGAAAGAATGGAACGCCAAATGTTTTTTGGTGTTGAGCGACTTTTATCGCTGAACTTGCTTTCGCTGTTGCGAGTACTGCTCCACCTACTGCTCCGGCAATCATTGAAACTAATTGACCGGTATTACTTGCCGGTGGTGTTGTACGAGATCCAGTACCGGAGGAACCGGAGGGAGTTGAAGCTCCTCCCATATGTGTATAAGCCATAGCAGGGTTGAGACCTGCTTTCATCATATCTGATACTGAACGCTGATATGCTGTATTTGATAATCGCTCTTGATAATCACGATTTTTTTGTGCCTCAGAGCTTTGATACGCTCTGTCGACGTTTGACATTGAGATAGCTGATGATTTCTCTACGTCGCCTCCTGTAATCTTGTTAAACCATGATGTATCATATTGTTTTTGGTCGTCTGTACGTCCATTTTGTTGAGGTGCTTTCATAACGTCTAAAACGTTAGAATAATTTGTCATTCCTAAACTCATGATATTCCTCCTTTAAAAATGATCTATCATTCCTGGAATCGAGTTAACTGGTATTGGTCGTGTTGCTTCTAAATCGAAACGAGCATTTAATTTGATTTGATGTCCAGTTGCTACAGCTAATAAACGTTGTAAGTTTGTGTTTGAATTGTCCTGCATCCACGCATCTACTAACGTTGGAGCTGAAGCATATCTGTCTGCGAAATGCCACATTTCGAAATGTATTGTTGCGTCTTGACGCATTTGTGCAGTTACTCTGTTTGGTTTATATCTGTAATCGCTCCATGCTTCTTGATAACCGAATACAACATCAGGATTATTATCTAATGCATATATTTCTTTTGTATAAACTGGTTGTTCTGAAATATGAGCTAAGACTGGTAGATAATAATCTAATCTGTCTTGACGTGACCAGAAACGATCTAATCCCTGTTGATATGTTTTTTTATGTCTTGCTACTGCAAAGATATGCAGGAAGCCATGTTCTACAAATGATTTGTTAAATAAGAAGTCGTTGCCTTGTGAATGTCCGTATGCTGATACATTCCCTTGAGGCGTTGTGTTTGTTTCTGATGTTTGTTCTACTTGGTTAATTGCTACCATTGATTTGCAATGTCCTAAAAACTCTGGACGTTGTAATCTATAATCGCCAGCGTCAACGCCAAAGTGTGATTTTAGCATTTCGACGTAACGTGTTCCACCACGAGCGTCTCTTTCATAGAGTTTTTGAATTTGGAACGCTGTTCTTAAGTCTGATATTGTTGTACTTGATATTGAACCTATAGCAGTAGGATCTGCCCATAAGTTTGCTGGGTATAATGGATTCGCTACTGTACCAACTGCACTATCACTCTCAGCCATTTTACTTGAGGCGTCTGCAGCTAACAACTTACTGACTGTCGCTGAACCGTCTGTATTTCTCTTTAATTTAAGCGAATATTGAGCACCAGACATAGCGTCATCAGCCGTTGTAATAATTGGAATAAGCTCATTTAATTCTACTGGAATAACTTGACTATCGCCTTTTTGAGGTGCTGGTAAGCATGATGTGAAGTAATCAAATGGCTTATTAACTTTTAACAATGCTGAATTGATGTTGATAGTTGTTCCGTGAGTGTACCCTAAATCACCTGTATAAACTGCGAGTGGTGCTTGTAAGTTTTGATTTCTGAACCAATCGTTCCATATTTTATAGTAACCTCTAAATGGTAATAGATTTACATCATGATAATCAAGATCCATGCCAACAGGCAGACCATAATAATCACCTATTTTTAATTCCTGAGTTACAAATGTTGAACCCCATTTTGGAACTCCATTTGGTGGTGAACTTGGTGTCCATGCTGACGTTTGATTTTCGCCTTGTAATTTTTGCCAACTATCCCAAACAATTCTATTTGGTACAAAGAATGCAAAGAACTCTAAATCTATATTGTCCATGACTGGTACTAATGGTGTGATAAGTCTTGCGACGTGTTGTAATGACATTTTATAAGTATCGCCTGGTAGTATTTCGTCGATATAGACTGGTACTAAGTAACCTGCATCAAATGTCGTAACTAAGGTTGAGGGGCGTTTGAATGTACTTCTTGGTATATCTGCGTGTACGACCTTTGAAAAGTCGTTAGAAGCTGATTTTACACTATTTCTTGACATTTTGAGTGTCCTCCGTCATTATAATTTGTAATACTTTTGCAATTCTTGGGTTAATCTTAAACAGTTGATCCATCAGTTTGTCCTCCAGTATCGCCTGTTTGATCGCTGGCTTGTTCTGTTTGTAAGCTATCTTGACCTGCCGCATTAGCTTGTTCCAAGAATTTGGCAACTTGGTCTTCAGATAAAGTGCTAAGATAAGCAAGATACTTGTACAAATCGACTGTATTTCCGGGGAGTTGCGTATAATCTCTATTAACGCCTGTAATGTTTCCATCTAATTCTAATTCTCCTCTCTTAATTTGTGCTTTATAATCTACTCTTGATAAATAACTTTGTATCTTTTCGTGAACATCTAATTTGTCCTTTTGTACTTTGCCATCGTCGTCAAAATATTCCCATTCATATATATGTTCGCCATGAGGTGCATCTTTGCCTTTTGGTGCATTGAATATATTAAATACTTGATTCTGCATATTCTTTCTCCATTTCTTTTTCGTTATGCCATTGTGTGAGCTTTTGCTCAATTTGGTCTTTTGAGTGATAATCTACACTTAAGATTTCCTCATTTTTAGGTGGAGTGAGTTTACCTAAGTAAGTGATTTGAACATCACATTCGTATTTCTCACTAATTTGCATGAGGTCTTCTTTTTTGAGTTTTACATCTGAATAGATCGTGTCTGTCTCAATAATGAATTGTTTTTTTTCATCTGATGCTCTACGAATTGAGAATTGATAAACATGGTCATTCGATTTCATAGCATTGTTCCTCCTCTGCTGTTGCGAGGAATGTTCTTTTTGTTGACTTTTGCTCCTTTCTTAAATTTCTTTGCTGATACTTTTTTTGATAACTTGATACGCATTTTACTCATTTTTTATTCTCCTTTTTTATTTTTCAGGGATCGCTTGCCTTTTCGGTGTCGGCTTTGCCCCTGGTTTTACTGTTTTCCTAACTTGCGTTTTGTGTTTGTCTGTTTGGTTTTAAAGAAAGCAATCGGCTTTCCCCTGTATGCCAACGCTTTGGCTAACCAATGAAGCAGACATTTTGCCGGCACTAATGCTCGGCTTATTCGCTTTTCGACTTATCGCAAGCTCTAAAGTCGGCTCATTTTCTACGAGGCCGTTGCACTTTGCTTGTTTTATTAAAATAAAGAACACCTTTTTTATTGATGTCCTTTTGTTTTGATTTGTGCTATTTTTTTTGTTTTTTTTGTTTGTTTTGTATTTAGTTTTTTTTGTTTTGTTTGTTTGTTAATTTTATTATATCACAACTCTTTTAATTTTGTAAATAGTATTTTTTTATTTGCGAGGCGTTCTTTTATTTTGTTTTGCTGAAACACAGTTTCAGGCTCTATACGTTTCTCTCTTTGATTTTTGTATGCTTGTACCCATAACTGGGTATTTTCATCATCATATTCTAAGATGTTTTTAGCATACCTTTGGAGAATAATGTCCGGAATCTGATGTCCGAAACCATTGACATATATTTTATCTGTTAATAGATAGGTTTCTATATTTTTCATAATTTCATCTATACCTAAATTATGAGACATTGTATTGTATTCCGGATATTTTTGTAAATGCTCTGGTAGGTTTGTTTTGAGATGTGCTGAATATTTTGCCGAGTAACTTATGGTTTGAGCATTTGCTTCTTGTGTGGTACACATACCATAAGGCCATAAGTGCTCTAACTCATACGAGATATAGATCGGTTTTCCTGAATTGCTCATTTTCCAAAAGAGCTTATCTTGAAAATCATAGCCAAATATGATAAGATGATAGTGCGGACGCAGGTATTGGTCTCCGTACTCACCACATGAAAAGTACTTTATCTTTGCGGGACTGATACTTTTTCTTAATCTTTTTATGAACATTTGCATATGTTCTTTATGTAATCTCACAGGATTATTTTCGTAAGTTAATGTTATAAAGCAGTTGTCTTTATTTTTTTTTAATTCGAAATGGCCTCTAACTGCCCATTCGTTTGCTCGTGTCTGTAAACACTCTGAACATTTCCTGCAACTG